GGCGAACGAAAATTTCTTCGCATCGGCAGGTACAAGCGCTCTTTTGCACGGTGCTACCAACTCTACAAGCGGTGTCACGAAGCTTGCTATTAAGGTTGATGAAGCATTCGCTTTCGAGATTATGTATCAGTGTGGTGCTGCCATTAACCGCTTCTTGAAGACACTTTCCGGCACCATCAAGTTCAAGGTTAACTTCCTGCCCGTTAGTATTTTTAATGAGACGGAAATGGTGGAAATGTATAAGAATTCGATGAATTACGGAATGGGCAAGCTGCAATACGCGGCTTGTATTGGCCTTCAGCAGACCGATTTGCTTGGACAGGCATTTGTTGAAAACGACATTCTCGGCTTTAACAATATGTTTACGCCGATGCAAACGGCATCTACGCGCTCTGCGGAAGATAAGAAGACTGGCCGTCCGCCATCGGATGATGTCACCGAAGAGGGCGAGGAAACTCGCGATACAACCGCCAACGATAACAAGTGAGGTAAGTTGTATGAAAAAGCGTTTATCTCACGAAGAATTTGTTGATAAGGTGGCTAAGTTACAGCCAGATATTGAGGTTCTCGGAACATACGTCACGGCCAACGACCGAGTTGCCGTTAGGTACAAAAAGTGTGGGCGCGAATGGAGTCCAATTGCTTCGTCCATTGCCAATACTGGTACTGGATGTTTGCATTGCACATCGCTTAAAAGAGGAAATGCGCTTCACATAACTACCGAAGAGTTCAAGGCGAGAATGGCAAAAGCATCCCCGTTGGTAGAGGTTATTGGTGAGTACCGCTCTTCAACAGATAAGGTTCAAGTTAAATGTTTAGTGTGTGGACACGAATGGCTCGCCCTACCGTCTAACTTGCTTAAAACGCACGGGTGTCGCGAGTGTATGCGTGCTAAAACCAGCGCCAGATGTAAAGCAACGCACGATGAATTTGTCCAAAAGCTTTTGAACGCTCATCCCGAAATTTCCGTGGCCGAATGTGAAGGAAACGTGTATCGCTCATCTTCTGACCATATGCTTTTTGAGTGCTCGCAAGGTCATAGGTTTTACGCCGCTCCGCATCACGCTGTTTCACCAATATTCGGGTGTCCACTTTGCAAGGAGTCGCGTGGCGAACAAAGGGTTCGTTTGTATTTAGAGAACAATGGCATACCTTTCGAGTCTCAAAAAAGATTCGAGGGTTGCGCGAATGTTCGTAAATTACCATTTGATTTTTACATAGAATCCATAAAAATGGCAATTGAGTTTGACGGCGAACAACATTACATTCCCATAGAGTGGTTTGGCGGCGAACAAAATCTGCAAGAGGTGCAAATTCGTGATGAAATTAAAACAAAGTATTGCCTCGATAACGGAATTACTCTCGTTCGGATTCCATATTGGGATTATGCCAATATCCAAGAAATCCTCGACCGGGCTATTAACTCGCGACAGAGGAGGAAGATATGAAAAACATTTTTATTAAGGTTGTTTGCCCTGAATTAGCTGAGCAATTAGCATTTCAGGGCTTTCAATATATTACAAAGGAGCAAAATGCTTTTGTGTTCGCTTATAGCGATGAGCTTATTGCCGTTCTCCAGCAGCAGTATTCTCATTCGCAATTTGCGTGCGAAAGCAAGCTCAGATTCTAAGAAAGGAGGAAAAAGATGACAAAAAGATACACAGTAGAATTTAACGCAAAGGTCACTCCCGTTAAGCCTCTGAATGATGAATTCACTCTTTGCAAGTGCTATGTAATGGCGCTCGATAAAAACAGGAATTTATCCTTTATTGGTCAGGATGCCGCCGATGCAGCTCTTCCTACTCTTTTTAACATCCCCGTCATTGGACATTTGTACGTAGACGATGAAGGAAAGTACCATATGGGTGGTCACGATATGACCATCGTTCAAAACAGCGATGGGCAGTATGAATTCAAGTCTATCTGCGTTCCGTATGGCGTTGTTCCGCAGCAAGACGGCATTCATTATGAGGATATTCAAGAGCCTAATGGTGATACGCACACCTATCTTGTAGCGGATGTTATCCTCTGGACTGGAAGATTCCCCGAACTGCACGAAGCGGTTTACAACGAAGAGACCTACTTTGGTCAGTCGATGGAAATCAACGTACACAACTACGCTCCCCTCGATGAAGACAAGAACTACACAAACATTCTCGAATACACGTATTCGGCGCTCTGTCTTCTCGGCAAGTCGGACAACCCCGACTTCCATACGGAACCTTGTTTCCCTATGGCAAGAGTTGACGTGCACGAGTTCTCTATCGAGGATGAAAAATTCGTTGAGCTTATGGCTCAGCTTAAAAGCGAGCTTGCTTTCTGCTTCGGCGATACTGGAAAGAAAGGAGGAGAAAGTATGAACGAAAACGAAACCGTAGTTACTGAACAGGTGGAAACTACAGAGAACTTTGAGGAGACCGCTGGAACGACAGAAACCGTCGTTGAGACACCCGAAGTAGTTGAGGAAGTTACCGAAACTGCTGAGCACTCCGCTGATGAGTCTACAGAGGGCTCCGAGAACGAAAACTTTGAAGAGACTCATACTGATGCGGTTGAGCAGCCCCAGACATTCAGTTCTACATACAGAGAGAAGCGCGAGGCTATCGACAACGCACTCCCTCATATCCACGAAACTGATGATGATGGAGTTGTTCACGACGTTTACTTCTGGATTTGTGACTTCGATGATACTCACGTCTTTGTTGAAAAGTGCGAGTACAAGAGAGAGTCTGGTTATACCGAAGTAAAGGGTCGTTATGCTTATACATTTAACGACGCCGACAAGACCGCTACTGTAAGTGGCGACTTTGAGGAAATGTTCGTTAAGTGGCTCACTAAGGACGAGCTTGACCAGCTCGAAGCTCAGAGAGCTCAGTATGAGGAACTCGTAGCTTATAAGGCTGCAAGAGTTCAGGCTGAGCACGAGGCAGAGATTGATGCCGCAATTGGCGAGTTCTCTGACCTTGAAGGAAACGAAGAGTTTGCGACCGTTGTTGCAAACAAGTATTCCTACGAGAGCGTTGACGCTCTCAAGGACGCTTGCTACATCGTAAGAGGCAAGTTCTCCAAACCCGCGCCCCAGCGCAAGCCCGCAGGTGAAGTATCTGTTCCTGTTGGCACACACATCGAGCCCGATGTCTACGAAGGCTTCTTCGCAAGATATGGCAAAAGAAAATAAGCCGCGAAAATGACGGCAAACAAAATTTATGAAAGGTATAGGTAATAAAAATGGCTAATCACGCTATGTTTCGTTCCGACGCTATGGCCGGAACTACACTCGGTCAGTATCTCGTAAGCCTCCGTGTGGCTACTGAGATTGACAATGGTATGCTCGTTGCTGTTGGTGCCCTCGAGGACGGTCAGCGCGAGGTTAAGGCTATGGCTGCTATTACTGCTGACACCAAGGTCGGCGCTATCGCAGTTCTCGGCTCTGAGGAGGTTGACAAGGAGAAGACCTTCGACACTGTTGGTGGTTTCACTAACAAGGTAGGTACTATCGCAAGAGGTTACATCCTCCACGACAACGGCGCTTACTCCGTAACCGCTGAGGCTTTTGATGGCAGCGTTCCTGCAAAGGGCGCTAAGGTCTTTGCTAAGGCTGGTTCCAACAAGCATCACACTGCTGGCGACGTCGAAATCGGCGTTTGCGAGGCTGTTGAGACTGATGGCGCTACCACTTGGTACGTTATCCGCATCGCTGCCTAATCAATTTTACGAAAGGAGATAAATGAATATGGATAACAAGATTCTTACTGTTGCCATCGACGCTGTAAGAGGCCGTTCTATGGGCAACTATACTGCCGCTGACGCATCCGACGCTCTTCGCAATGCGTTCATTGAGCTCAATGGTGGTTCCACCAAGATTTCCCCTAAGACCTTCTACAAGGGCACTCCTCTCTTCGCTCTTGTTCAGGAGCTCATCCCCGTTATCATCGAGGAAGGCATCAAGGCTGAGGGCAACCCCCTCTTCGCTCTCGTTGACTACAAGAACATCGCTGAGGGCGACCTCGCTGAGTTCGACATCGAGGGTGACGCTAACTTTGTCGTTGCTTCCGTTGCAAACGGCATCCAGAGCGTTCGTCGTCAGAGAATCGTTGGTGGCGATACCGTTAAGGTTCCCACCGAGATGAAGATTGTTCGCGTTTACGAGAACCTCGGCAGACTCCTCGCTGGTCGTATCGACTTCAACAAGTTCGTTGACGGCGTTGCAAAGGCATTCAACGAGTACATCGTAACTGCTGCATACACCGCTCTCGCAGGTATCACTGCAAACACCTACAACCTCGACGCTACATACGTTAAGTCCGGCTCTCTTGACCCCGAGGCTCTTCTCGAGCTCGTTAACCACGTAGCTGCCGCTACTGGCAAGAAGCCCGTAATCCTTGGTACTAAGACCGCTGTTCGTAAGCTCGGTTCCGAGGTTACTTACAGTGCTGAGCAGAACTCCGACCTTTACAACAAGGGCTACATCGGCAAGTTCGCTGGCACTGACGTTATTGCTCTCGAGCAGGCTCACATCCCCGGCACTTCCGACTTCGCGCTCGCAGACGATGCTCTCTGGGTTATCGCTGCTGACGACAAGCCCGTTAAGGTTGTTAACGAAGGCGACGGTCTCCTCATCGACCGCGACCCCTCCGCTAACGCTGACCTTACTCAGGAGTACGTATACGGTCAGGGCATCGGCGTAGGCGTTATCTGCGCTTCCAAGCTCGGCTACTGGAACTCCATCGCCTAATCGACAGGCACAGACAATACAGAACACGGGGGCGGCTATAAGTCGCCCCTTTGTTCAAGGAATACAAGGAGATAAATATGGCTACTACCACTAAGAAGAAACCCACAGCTAAAGAGGTCGATATGTCTGATGTAATGGCTGTGGCAGATGAACCTGCAACCATCGACCTTAAAAAGACTTCTGCGGGCGTTGTCCGCATTGAGGATACCGCACTTATCAACGTCAAGAGCAATGTTTTTGGCGAGTTGATTTTCGTTGACCCTGTGACCAAGGCTAAGGTTAAGTGGTCTCAGTGCGGCGAACCGCTTCAGCTTCCTCTCGCTATGCTTCGCAATATGAAGAACGGCGCAGTTAAGTTTTTCACAAACCAGCTCGTCATTATTACGGGCTTCGCAGATGAAAACGCTGAGAAGTATGAGGTTGCCGACATCTACAAGGCACTTTACATCACTCAGTACTACAAAGACATTCTTGACCCGACCAACTACGACGAGATTTGCAGTTGGACTCCCGCGGAAATCAAGCAGAAGGTTCCTATGCTCAGCAAGGGAGCCAAGGGTAAGCTTGTGGTTGCCCTTAACACCTACATTGAGAAAGGCGTTCTCGACTCTCTGAAGGCAATCAAGACCTTTGAAGAGGTACTTGGATGTGACTTGATGAGACCGGAATGATAAGGTGCGTCTATGGCAACACCCTTTACGGACATCTATGCGCGAGCCATCTTCCGGTTTGCAGACTATGAGTTCTTGAAGCAGGATATCGAGACTCGTGAAGGTGTCCTTGAAAAATACCTTATTTCAGCCAAGACTGAGTTCCAGCGCGTATGCAAAGCAGACCTTGGCGACTATGACCTTGAACTTAAACAGTTCAACCAAACACTCGATGATGAAGTCATCGAAATCCTTTCTCTTGGGATTGCGTTCTACTGGCTTTCTTACAAAGCACTCAACAGTGAGTTGCTTAAAAATGTGCTGAATAGCAAGGACTATTACTATTATAGCCCCGCAAATCTGCTCAAAGAAGTTCAGACTTTGCGCAAAACCCTGCGAAACGAGTTCAACAGCAAGATGCGTCAGCATTCGTATAACGACAGCACAATTGGAACTCTGAAAGCGTAAGGAGGGTGAGTATGTACGCACTGAAAACATATCTTTCCAACCTTCGCAACAAGGTTTTCAAATTGCTACCGATGCGAGAGGCGCACGACAAAGGCGAAAACAACCATATCGACGAATATCTTGAGAATTTGTGTTCCAATTTCTCAGGAGCTTTCGACTGCTATCCCGAGCTGGCAGACGAGAGGGAGGTCGTGGAAGTGTATAACAATGTCGCTTTCCTTAAAAACAACAAGGATGTTGAATTTGCAAAGTGGCGCTCTTTAATCTTGCGTTCAACGAGGCTTATCCAGACGGTTGCCGTAAAGTACGAGGAGGTGTGATATATGGGGGTTAATTGGCCTTTATATGAAAAGCTTCTTGGTAACGGTATGGCTACCAACAGACGTGAAGTTGCAATCGACGAATCGGTTAATGCTTTCGTGAATGGAATGGTCGATGACCCTGCTTATCAAGAAAACGCCACAGTAGATGGGGAGAAAACACCTATAGTCGCATCGCGTAAATCCACAATAATGTGCGCAATCAAGGCTCCTCCATCAACCGACTTACATATTGGAGATATGGTCGAATGCTTTAACGAGCATTGGATTGTAGTTGAGCTGTATGTTGATAAAGTCGGTATTATCAACGGAGAAATGTGGCTCTGTAACAACATTCTTCGTTTCCAGAACCGCTCTACTGCGGTTATTTCTCGCCATTGTGTCGTAGACGACGGAACATATTCCAAGAAGTCTTCCGACCCCGATGCGTTTGTTATGGCGAACACATATAAAATTTACATCACTATTGACGAAGCAACCAAGAAGCTTTTTGTTGATAAGAGACTCGCCTTTGGGCAGATTTACTCTGCCGACGGAGAGGAAATACTCGAGGTCTACAAAATCATTGGTATGGATGTCAAATCCAGAAACTTCGGCGAAGGTAGTCATCTTATGGTGCTTACCGTACAGCGTGACGTTTATGATGCACAAGTCGATAGTCTCAGCGAGAACATATGCAATATCTTTGTGGATAACGGAGATAGCGCAAACCCGCAAATAACGGGGAGTTGCGTTATTGTCGGACGCGATACTGCACGACTCGGAAGTTCTCGTAAATATACCGCAACCTTTACCGATGCAAACGGAGAGGTTGTAACGACGGTGAACCCGGTGTGGACGGTAACGGCACCAGACGGGGTGACCCACAACGCATCAAACACCGAATGTACCATTACAATCCCTCTGGATGAAAAGTATGTCGGTGAAATCATTACAATCACAGTATCCGACGCGGAAGGCGTATTCGGAACTTATGATAAGAAAGTGCAGGTGATAACGGTTGGCTAATACATTTTTGGATGAACTTGTAGAGTACCCCGTTAAAGCTCTGCACTGCATCGGCACAGACCCGACGGTGGTTAAGCTCCTTACCGACAACCCAGACATTGATATGGAGAGCGAAGACGCAGACGAAGTGTTTGAGAAGTTTTTGTTCGACTACATCTATGTTGACGGAACGACAACTGAGGCGGCTGCCTATGTGTGTGTCGAAGCAGAGACCGCAAAGTCTCCAACTCCCACAATGCAGAATATGAAACTCTATGTGACTGTGATTTGTCACAAGCAGTTTATGAAAGTCGATGCCACGAAGTTCAAAGGAATGATTGGTAATCGCAGAGATAATCTCGTGCGATACGTAGACAAGCTGTTAAACGGCTCAGACATTTTTGGCATTGGGGCTCTTACGTTGGAAAACGCTCATACGGTAGCCGCTCCCACAGGCTTTACCGCAAGAGAGCTGACTTATACGGTTCCCGATTTTCGCAATAAGAAGGTACGATAAAAGTGCGCTTTGATTATTTCGATATGCTTTCTGGAGAACCCATCTATCTTCAGGGCGTCGGGCATTTACGCTCTCCGTTGCTTCACGAGCTACGGCCAATGAGCGGTATAGGATATCGCGCTTATAACCTATACCTTAACTTTTTATCGTGGGACAAAGAACATTTGCTGAAGTATGACCAGCTGATGCAATTTAGGGGTGCGAGCAAGCTCAATAGAGCCGCTCTGAACGTCTTTGACGTTGCTACTCTACTCAAACAAACGAGAGAATTCTGCCGTGGAGTCCTCTCTTTTTTTATGGTCGAAGATTTAGTTTGGGATGAAGCACATCGTCGCTATCTGGTTATGGCGCAAGACGCGGAAGAGCCGTGCGTCATAGGAGAAATCAATCGCGATAACTTTGACGAAGTACGTGAGACGATGCTACAACTCAATTTCATTGGGTTAGACAAAGGCGATGCGCCGCCAGTTCAACATTCTGACGATAAATCGAAAGAGCTTTGGGAAAAGGTGCAAGGACACCTTAAAGAACAAGCGCAAAAGGAATCCAAAGAAGACAAGCCTGAGTATCGCTTGAGCAATA